CTAGGTTGCCAGGAGTAGAAGCTTACCGCGAACCTTTTTGAATTTTATTTGCCCGGCAAGCATGCGTTCCCTGACTTCAGCGTCCGTGCATCCGTATTGTTCGACATAGCGACCGTAAGCTATCCACCCAACGACATCGCTATGCTGCAGTTGCGAGATCACGTCGCGCAGATGTGCTCGAGCGTCGAGAATTGATTCGCGCTCGAACATCCGCCTGCCCTCAAGGCTGTCGATCGAGCTTATAGGGTCACGATCATCCATGGGTCGTTTACCTAATCCATACGGACCGCCCTTCCATTAAAAATCTGAAAAGCAACTCACGCTAGAGTTTTCCATCCATACGGCGGATGCCCCCATTTATCGGAAGCTCGTGCCCGGACTTGCTCAAGCGCCTTCTCCAGCGTCTCGGCATAGCTGTTTGCGGATGGGATGGTGATGACCGACCAGCGCCACGTCTCTGGCCGGTTGTGTTGGGTGATGTCCTTGAACACCCGACCCACGACCAGCCCATTCCGAAGCACTGTCCAATCGTCGGCGGATTCGATTTCAGCAAAGGTCTGGACGCGGGTCCACCGATCACCCATCAGAAGCCCTGTGCAGAAGCCGCATTCGTTTGGGTGGCAAATTGCATATCAGCTGCGCCTAGCTTGCCGCACTTAGAGCATCGCGCTTTGTTCAGGACTTCCTGCCTGCTGACCGGACGGGGAAGTTGCACCTCGGCACGATGTCCGCAGCTGCATAGAATTGTGACGATGTATGGCTGAACCATGTCTGATTCCCTTCTGCGCGCGAGCAGAACAGAATAGGAACGCCTCGTCCAGATTGTCAGTTGCTAGGCGGTGGCCCCTGCGACCAGAGAAAACTTCATCGCAGGGGCATTGCGCTCGGAAGTGACCGGAAAGGGACAGCGTACCAACCAACCGCATATGATGGCTTTTGTTCCACGCTTTGGGGACACTCCACCTTAGCGCAGGGAGGCCGGTTCAGTCCCGCAAGCGTTGCATCTCTTCATCGATCTTGCGTTGCGTCTCAGCGTTGGCCTGATCGCCCAGGGCGATGTTGTCGATCAGAGAGGTTATGGCCGCTAAAGCTTCCGCGCGCTTCCAGCCTGCGGCAGCAGCTCGATCAAGCACCGCGAGAATATCGGCCTCGAGGTCCGCCTCGCAGTCCAAGAAACGATCATCATATTCGTCAGGATGCTTCGGCCCGCTCATTATTCTGCCCTCACGTAAACCCCTGCCTCAATTAAGGCGTCGATAAATTTGTTACGGACGTCTTCCGCGTCTCCGCCAACCTGTTCAAATTCCACAATGGCTCGGGCTGCTGCACGAAAGGCAGGGTCCTTCACGTTGCAGCGGCTTAGAAGGGCACGGCCCATAGAGTTCGTGTCAGCGACAATCCGGAAATGTCCGCTGGCGTCCTCGTAATTGACAGATCGAATGGGGCGGCCTAGGGGCATGAACTTTCTCCATGAGGGAAGTCAGGCCCTCGCCTGAGGGTGAGGGCCTTCCCCCGGCCGTCGGAGTTTGGACACTGTCAACGACTAGGCAGTCAACGATGCGTCGGCAGTGTCGTTCCGGCGACTAACAAAATCCTATGTGATGAGGAGGAGCGCACCATCCGGCAGCGGGCGCTGCATCGATTAAGCGTCGGGCCACGGCAAAATCAGCCAATCCTGCCATTCCTCGGGCCTCCGCAGGATCACCGGCGTAGCCTTGGGATGAACGGCCCCTACCTCGGCATTCGGCGGGCCGGACAGGAAGCCGAACAGGTGTCGGTTGTCTCGACGTCCTTCACCTTTCGGATGCTGGTCCAGCAGCGAACGCAGATGCCTGCGAAGAACATCGGCGAACCATCCGCAGGCGCAAACCAGGCGGGCTTCTTGTCTGCCCCCGGTTAGCTTAACCATACAGGGAGTTTAATAAAGTCAACCTAAATTTACAAACTTGTTCGATTTCCGCTCAATACTGAACAATGGGTTACCGAACGTTTGCAAACCATATCGCGCGGTGCAGAATGCGGAATGTAATCCGCGAAAGGTTGGATCAGATGGCAGGCATTGGTGAGGCAAAGCGTGCAATATCCGCAGCGCTGAAAAAGATGGTGGAAAGCCAGCACGATGATCGCCCGCTAGATGCGGTGAGCATCGCGCAAGTGTATGGTGAGACCGACGACGAGCTAGAAGAGCTGCGCAACTATATAGTGGCCGAAGCAGCTCGTCTGGGATACCGCGCTCCGATCGCTCCATAAGGTGGGATTCACCGCCCTGAACGCAGAGCAGATGGCACGTCCAGAATCATTCTTTACGAAGTCCCGCGGAAACCTTAGGTCTATGACAAGCGCGCTGCCTAACGGGATTCCTCTAAGACATCGCCGTCGCCGCAACCCTCATTTACTGGTTATGACTCCTGACACTACGGGCGATTTCTGCCTGCGCTTTGCTTTTTCCGGTTTCGCGCTTGGAGGCTGTGGGAGGGACTGTACAAGTGCCTTTCTGGCAAGTCGCGCGGCTTTGAGAAAAGCAGTTCGCTCGTTCCGTTCACGGGTCTCTTCGGAAGTGATATGCCGGGACTCGGCGGTCGTCCGATCCATTACCGTTTGCTTGGTAACGGGTTTGAATAAGCTCTCGGCTTTCGGTGTCATATCTACCTCAAGAAAAGACCCGACCTGTTGCCGGGCCGGGTCTAATCAATTATGCGAGCGCCAGGTTTCGGGCGGATTCGCGACCGTCTCTGCCGGATTCGATGTCGAAAGTGACGCGCTGCCCATCAGCAATTGTCGTGAGATTGGCGCGTTCAACAGCGGAAATGTGCAGGAACACATCTTTTCCGCCGTTTTCCGGTGCGATGAACCCGAAACCTTTGGTAGGGTTGAACCATTTCACGGTGCCATTTGCCATCGTGATTTCTCCATTTTGCATGTCGCCCGCAGAATGCGACGACCCGGCCTCAGTCAAGCCAAAACACGACTGAGACCGAAAGGAGACAGGTGTATAGGGGAATAACATAGCTCGGCTAACATGGACCGAAGCGCCGCAGTTAGCAAGGATTATTCGGGTGACGTGTCCTTGCCGGGCTACCCGAGTAGGAATCCTCAAGCGAGCTTGGTCGATCCCGAATTTTATTAGTGAGCCTATTCAGACTGGTAGCCGCGCACTTCGCGGTGTGGCACCTATTTACGTTTATTTGAGTATTCTCAAAGAAAGATACGTGCTACCCAAGTTATGAGAAGGTGACAGAAGGAAGCGGGCGGGTGTCCCCCCGCTTCTTTTTCATTTGATGGCCCGTTTTCTACGCATGTTCATCGTAACGCAATCCGAGTGCATTTCGGTTTACTAACTGAATTGTTGCAATGGGTTTCTTACTCAATGAATACCTCCTTCGGCGCGCCGATGGAGGCCACGATCAAAGGAGCAATCCATTATTCTCGCGGTTGCTGATCAGCAGTTCTTTTGCGTCGGTCGATCCTGACGAACTGACCGAGTAGGTCAGGCTCAGCTCTTCAAAATGGAAAATCTGAAATGCGGCGCGGATCTCCGGCGTATCGTTGATGCTCATGACGAACGCGCCTTCGATTGCAGCGAGCCGATCAGCCATTTCATCGAAATCCGCCGCTTCGAACATGCCTTTGCCATAGTCGGATTCACCGCCGAAATATGGCGGATCGAGGTAGAACAGCGTTTCCCGTCCATCATATCGTTCTATCAGATCGCGCCAGTCCAGGCACTCCAGCACAACGCCGTCCAGCCGCTCGCGGGCTTCCTCGAGGATCACCTCCAGCCGCGCCATCGAAAAACGCGGCCCGGACGTGGGCGACACCCCGAAGACACCATTGACCTTTCCTCCAAAGCATAGCCGCTGCAGGTAAAGGAAGCGGGCGGCGCGCTCGAGGTCGGTAAGCGTGCGCGGATCCGTGACCCGAAGCCGATCAAATTCGCGCCGACTGGAGATCTGGAACTTCATCACCTCCATCAACTGTGGATAGTGTCGCTGCAGGATGCGGAAAAGATTGATGATCTCGCCGTTCAGGTCGTTGGCCACTTCCAGCCGGGGCTTGAACCGCCGACGAAGGAATACGCCGCCCATTCCGACGAACGGCTCCGCATAGGTTTTATGGTTCAGCGCCTCGATGCGCTGGATGATCCGGGCATGGAGCTGTTTCTTGCCCCCAAGCCACGGCGCGATCGGCGACGCAGGTTTCACTTGATGCACTGTCTGATTCTCGCTTAGGCGGCCTCTGCCCCGCGCGGGGTGCAGGCGACCATAAGCTATGGTTGGTCGAGGCGGCGTTGTGTTGCTACTTGCCGCTTGGATCGGGCTGTTGGCGCAGTCCGGTCCCCTGCCGAGCGTCCCGGCAGGGGCATCTTCGATCAGCGGCGGACCGCATCCAGCACAGGCACCCCTGCCCGCGTCAACGCATTGGCCAACTGGTCCTGCGCCATCTGCGCGGAAATGCGTTTCGCGATACCTGCATCCGTGGCTTTGAGTTTGGCCACGGTCCCGGCCATGGTCTGGCGCAGATAATCCGCAATCCACGCCTCTGCCGTCTCGCCCGTCAGCCCCGCCTTCACAGCTTCTGCCGTGGCGCGCGATATTGCACTGCCCAGCTTTTCGTTCAGGATGGCCGTGCGCCGCTCGCCCAGCAGACGGCCCAGCTGGGCCATGGCAAACGTGCCCGCCGCGCCGAGGGACGTGGTCACAAAGGCGACGATCAGCAGAGCCGCTTGCTCCGCCACGATCTTGGTGATGATGTCCTGCATCTTAGGTATCCATTTCCTTGATGAGAGCCGCCCATGTCAGGGGGCCGATGATGCCGTCGTCCTTGAGGCCGACAGATTTCTGGAAAGCTCTGGTCGCGGCATCGGTGTCGCTACCGAAAATGCCGTCCACGCCGCGCGGGTCGAACCCGAGGGCCAGCAGGCGGGACTGGGCGACCGTGACGGCCGCATTGCGCGAACCGCGCCCGATCTTCGGATAGGACGGCTCCAGCACATCCGGGATGGCCTGCCACTTCGCATAGGCATCCCGGAGCCGCGTGTGATAGCCGTGCGTGGCGTAGCCGGGGCCGTTGTAACCGCGCGCGAATCCCGACCAGTCGTGACGGCGCAGATCGTCATCCAGTCCCTCAGCCTCGATAAACGCGATCATCGCGGCCAGCTGGGCTTGCTCACTGTCGCAGAACGCCGCGACCATATCGCCCACGGTCGGGTAGCCAGCGGCTTTGTGGTTGCTGCCAAGGATCTGCCCGAGGCCCCAGCTGCACGACCGCAGCGCGGCGCTGGTGTCGATCCGCATGGCCAGCGCAAGCCGGGTGTAGCTTTCTGCTGGATAAGGGCGGGCGCCCCATTTCGGATAGGCCAGCCCCTGTTCTGCCGCCGCTGTGCGCTTCGGACCTGCCCCCAGTTCAATCCAGAACCGGTGCGGTTCGAATAGATTCTTCGGGCGGCCCTGCTTGTCGAAGCCGCCTCCGAGGGTCTCGACTTCCATGACAGCGCGGACCTCGTCCTCGCCCAACCTGATGACGCGCCCCACGCGCGCCACGTCGATATCGGTGAGCCGCTGAGCGCGACCCTTAAATCCTGCCGGATACATGCATGCTCCAATGAAAAAGGCCCGCGCGAGGCGGGCCGTAGACAGATTGAAATTCGAGGCGTAGGTTGGGGGCGCGTAACTTTAGCGGGTCACGCAGCCCCTGTCCGACTGCTACAACATCGGCAGGGGCTTCAAAGCCCCTGCGGCAGATCCACTTTCCAGTCCGAGACGCGAACCTGCGTGCCGAGCGTGGTGATCAGAAAGCCCATATGCGTGGATGTCGTATAGGGCGGGATGATCACGTCGATCTCATGGTTGCCAGCGTTCATCATCGGCACGAGATCGACAGTGCCGCTCGGCCCTAGCCCATCGCCGACCGATAGCCGGAAATACAGCGCCCCCGAGGTGGCCACCTTGCAGCGGACGCGGGTGCCAGCCGGAAGGATCGGCCATGCAATGCGCCGCCTCGGGTCCGAACCCTGAAAGACGAAGCTCAGCGCCTCCGCCCACTGTTCGGTGATGGTGACGCCGAACGGAGCGATCGCGGCATCGCTAAGCGCGAATCCGGTGGGCCGTTCAGCGCCATAGTTCAATCGAAGCGCCGAAGCTCCCTCCTGTTCGCCCCTGATTTCCTGCTCGGTTTGGTCGTAGTGTGTCCCGTCTGGCCTAAAGCCCGCGTTGAGCCTGCGCGGAATATACTCGCAAAAAGGCAGCGCAGCAGGATCGCCTGAGTTTGACGCAAGCTTCTTTTGCTCTTGGATCATCAGATCGGTGATCGATCCGGGGCTATTATCGGCGCCGCCGATTTCCATGATCGTGACCGGGAAGTCGCCCCATTTCGCGCGCAGTTCAGTGATCGTTCGGGCAAGCTTCTGCCGGTGCCGAGGTGCCTTATCTAGTCCCCTGTCGCCTTCCCCCTGGCACACGCCCACATGCGCGACATTTGACCCCGGTGCGCCAATTCCCAGCAGGTAATCGACCTCGCGCTCCATCGCCACGATGGCCGCGCCGCCCGCGTCCCGATCCCAAACGCCGCCGTCGAGCATCGCGCCCCCGGCCCAAGCCGAACAGAGAAACACCATCACTTCATCATCGCTTAGGCCCTCGCAGACCTTCTTGCAGAACGCACCGCCCGGCCCGCCGCCGCTGTTTGGCGTCTGATGTGGCATCGGATCGCAGGCGATCATCGGGCGACCATGGCCGTTCTCATCGATCTCGGCCCCAAAGGTGGGGTTCGCGGCCATCGGGATCATGATGGCCCGGGGTTCCGGGGTGAAGAAATTGAACGGGGTCGGGGTAGCTTCAGCGCCGTTGCCGTTCGATTGCTTGATACCGGCGAAGATCCTGAGGATCTTCCCCATCAGCGCTGTGGTGTCATAGACCCGCAGGTGATCCAGATCGAGGTCTGCACCGGCATTGATCAGGAACCGTGCCGACAGGCTCGCACCCGTGGCGCGGACGCGACCGACGCGCGATCTGGCAGCAGCAAGTACGCCGCCCGCCGTCACGGCCCCTGGAGTGCCGAACCCCATGCTGGCCTGCCCAGCCGCGCGCCGTGGGACCGATGCCGCAAAGCTGTAATCCCGACCTGCGACAGCGGGCTGGGCCATTGCGATCTGGAAAGACTGCTGTCCTGTGGACGTGCCGTTCCACCGCGCCAGCCCCGCCGCAGTGTCGATCGTCAGGCCCGCGTGCGCGCTCCATCCTGCCGCCGAGCCGAACTCGCCAGAAGGCTGCGGGACCAAGTTTAGCGGATAGGCTTGCGGCTGCGCTGGCCACGTATCACCGGACAGCCGGCGCGCGGCTATGGGCGGGGCATTTCCATCAGCAGCGATCGCGGGCAACATGCCAAGCCCGAGGCCCAATCCGATGAACATGGCTAGATCCAGCCGGTGATCTGCGTGGCCGTCGTGCCGGTCGCGAGGATCCGTTTCGCCTGCAGGGAATAGGTGCCAGGCGGAAGGCTGGCCGTAACGTTGTCGACATCGTCGATCCCTCGCCATGCGATGACCCCGGCTGTGCCGATGGTGACAGCGCGGATCGCTTCGTCCAGATCTTCCGAGTTGCTGGGCGTGACAACGATTGAGCCAAGCGCGGGGGCGTTGCCGCCAAGCGAATAGTTACTGAACCGGTTCTTGGGCATGATGCCTCCATGAAAAAACACGCGCGCGGCGGAGCTGAATTGCGACTGGGGTGGGGGTCTGATACGGGGTCAGAGCCGCTTCTTTACTTGGTCGTTCAGAGTGGCAGCCCCCGGCTAGATTGCCGTCCGGCCGGGGGCGCATTTCGGACAAAACCAGATTTTCGCGCACATTCTTTCCGGTGATAACTAGGCGCTGCGCGATACCGTGGGACCAACTGATGTAATTTTGGGTTGCTCACCCCACATCTCAGTCATCCCCCGGTATTTTCCGGCGGTGTTATGGAGGACCCAACATGGGTGCCGACCAAGACAAGAAACCTGCCCAGCAGGACAAGACCCCTCAGCAGGATCAGAAGCAGGACCCGAACCAGCGGCAACGCGGCGACGCTGATATCAGCACGCCGGGCAACAAGGGCGGCGAGCGCGAGAAACAGCAGCGCGACCAACGCGGCTAGCGATCAGCATCTGCCCGGGCTCCCGTATCTTGGGCTGATGCCGTACTTCCGGGCTTGGTGCGACAAGGTAGCCGACACGCACAGTTACCGGCACTCACCATGAGACGCCACGGGGGGCAAGGCGGCAGGGGTCATTTCCCTGTCGCCATTGTGCAAATCATAGCTGTGTAGAGGAATTCATATGCGCAAAGATGTTCATCTCCTGAACTGTTTGTCAGGCCTTACCGAAAGCTACTCTTCACCACCCTGGCAGCTTGAAGGCATCACCTCGCACTCGCGTGGAAGCCTTGTTCGCCTTATCGGGGACGATGGGGAAAAGTTCGTCATCCCAGTCATGATTCAATCCCAGTTCCTAAATGAAATGTTCGCGTCTTGGTCCGATCCTGCTTGATCGATCTCTGCGCTTACTTGACCTTCGCCAACAACATGTAGGTAACTGTGTCGGTTCGATCAAATACCCGCCTCCCATCGCACTCATAATCCAGCGCCATGTAGAGCTCGATCCGCCCCGGCCTCAGCGTGTCCGGCGGCGTCAGCTTGATCCGAAGCCTTGTTGTCTCTTCGCCGACCTGACGCGACGGCTTGGTGGATGATCCCGGCGTGATGACCCCGCCCGCTTCGGTGAACAGTGACTGCCCGCCGAGGAAGATGCATTTTGCGCCCAGCTGTGTGCGCACCATGACGAGGTTAAGCACGACCTCCTCGCCGACGTGGACAGGCTCGGTCACATAGCTCAGGCCCGGCGTCTGCCGGATCACCCGATTGTCGCCGGTCGCTGCAGTCAGGTCCGAGCGCATTGCAGTGACCTCAGCCTGTAATGCTGCGACGGCTTTTGGCGTTTGCCATATGGCCTGCATGTTGCCCCAGAAAGGGGTAAACAGCGCCAGCAGCAGCGCCCCTGCGGACCAGAATAGTCCGCCTGCGATCCAGACCCAGAAGCGGTCTAAGAAAAATTGCTTGGTCGGAACAAGGCGCTGTCCCTTGCTCTCGATAGTTTGCGTCATTTCGTTGGCTCCAATATGGGCGAACTCGTGTGAATAGTCGCGGGGATCGGGGCAAATTCATCTGGACCAGTACCTATACCGCTATTATTTTCCCAGCACCGCGCTGCGGTGACAGACCCGTAGTTGCGCAGTCCCCGCCATCGGAAGGCTCAGGTGGCGGGGCATCAACCGCCTTACGCGACCCAAGCAAGCAGTGCGGCAAGATCAGCGCCAGATGCCGCGCCGGTCCAGATGCCATGCTTGGTTTGCCAGCCGGGCATATCCTGCACCACACCGCCGCCCGCGCCGCCGATCGTGAAGCCTTGGAATTCGGGCGCCGCAGTGATGTTGCCGGTTGCCGAGCCGACGCCCGCGACATGCAGCGTCACCGTGCCTGAGGTGGTGGCCGGATTGTAATTGTAGACCGCGACCGCACCGATATCGCCGCCGTGGTTCGCGGGCAGGTCTACATCGACGTTTACCGCCCCGACTTGCAGGCGCAGGATGTTGTTGCCGCTGATGTAGCGATATTGCAGGCGGTTGAAAGGCTGATGCCAGCCCCACATGAAATGCTGATCGGTGGTCAGGCTCTCGGGGGTCAGGCGCTGCCGCGATGCGACGGTCATCGCGTTCTGCACGCCCAGCTGCGTGCCAGCCAAGGCCAGATAGGCGTTCGGCGCGAATGTCGCCGGGTCCATGAACCGCAAGCCGTTTCCGGTATAGACAGGGCGCACAGCCGCGCTGGCTTGCGCGAATTGCCGCCCGAGCCGACCGTTCCAAGCCGACACTTTGCCGTCCACCAGTGTCAGCGTGGTGGGGTCCGATGTCCACGTATCCACGGGGTTGGCGATCTCGGCCACGATTTCCTCGATGGGGAGAATGACCCCGAAATGCGTGCCGTCCTGTGCGGTGAAGTCGTAGCGCGTTCTCATGCCGATATCCTTACAGAGGCAGGGTGAAGGACGGGATCGGACGAACCAGCATCTCGTCAGCAAAGATTTTCGATTGTTTGCGCAGCGACGTGCGCAGCAGGCCACGGTGCGACGTGAAGCGGTTGCCCTCAAATCCAGTCGTGACCTGCGCCTGCATGGCGTATTTCACCGCTGTGGGGCTGCCGGTGTGGGTGATGACAGCGGTGTTGCCGCGGATGACGACGCCAGTGATTGTGCCGCCGGTCAGCTGAAAGCCAAAGAAGGCGTCGATGCCTTGGCCGTTGTATTTTGTGGCGGCTTCCAGCTCGAGCGTCTCATCCTCGCGCAGACTGTCGAAATGCAGGACCAGCTGCGTCGGGGACGTGCGCACCGGGCGCGGGCGTTTGATGGTCCACGTATTGCCGGCCTCGACCTCCGAGATAGCCCAGGCGTTGGTTTCGCCCATGATCATCGTGACCTTGGCGTCCGGGTGGACGTTGTTGTCATCGATCGGATACCAGTATTCGATCGCGCCGAGGACGGCACCGCCCTGCTCGCAGATATCCAGAATATCGTCGCAGACCGCCCAAGGCTGCGTGGTGATATTCGTGTTGCCGCCCGGCTGGCCGAAGATATAGCGCGGCGTCGGGAAGCCGATGGAACGCCAGAATTCGAGGCTATGACCCTGCAAATCCCACCACTCTTGCGCATACTCACCGCGCAGCATGTTCTGGGCGCTGGTCCCGTGGCACCAGACATGCCAGCCCGGCAGGATCTTCTTGCCCGCCGCATTTGCCCACTGCAGCGACGACTGCGACCAATGCGCAAAATTGCTCCAGACAATGGCGTTGGTCGTATTGCCCGTGTCGGGGTCGTCGTCCATCTCCTCGATGGGGATGCCTGCGATACCGTGGCAAGAGGTGACGACCGGGATTTGCGGCAGGCCGAGATCCTTGCGGTGCAGGTTCAGGACGGCGAACGTTCCGAAGGCCAGCCCCGGCGCAGCAGCGCCCGGCATTCCTCGCTCAAGGCCGGTGCCGTGGTTCAGGAGATTATACCCCTGCCCGCGCGGCCCGAGGGTGTCAGCGATCAGCACATTGTCGCCGCGGGTCATGCCCGCCACCTCAAGGCAGCCGTCATTTGCCAATGCGCGTGCCTGCGACACCGTGAATGCCGCGTTGTATGGCCCGCCGACTGTCAAGGACTGGCCGTTGACGCCGGATAGCTCCACCTCGGTCGTGGACAGGAACTGCCCGCCGATGTTCAGCGCATCACGGCCACGGTCCCAGAAGTCCTGCGACATGATGCCGTCAAAGCCGCCATCAGCGCCGTATTTCCAGACCCAGACCGCGTTGCCGTCAGCGTCGGTGTCCAGCACGCGGGCGGTCTGCCCCTGCACGGTCTGCACCACGGCATCGACCGGCTGGGCAAAGACGCGCGGGGCGGCGTTCACGATGGTCCGATCCCCGAGAATGGCGATCAGCCCGGTTGCGTCCCAACCCATGATCGCGCGGCGCAGCGCGTCGAACGTGGTCCAGTTTGTGCCATTCTCCAACACGGTCTCTAGCGGTGCCTCCAATTCGGCGCTGATGTCACCCATGATCAGGTTCAGCGCATCGATCGCCGAGGCACGAAGCGCCGCCTCGGCGGACAATTCGGACCGGGTGACTTCGCCACTCTGGATGCGCCAGGTGCTGCCATCCTTCACGGCCTCGTAGAAGCGGCCAGCCGAGAGGTACGCAGCGGCCAGTTCCCCGCCGGCCGCGTTCCTCAGAGAGACCGCGCCCTGCCCGGCGATGTTGATTGTGACAGCCCCGGTGTTGGGCGACTGCGCCTGAAAGCGGATCCTGCGAAGGTTCGCGGCGAATATGCCTGTGCCACCGACATCGGCGGGCAGCGCAGCGGTGATGGCATCGCCAGTTCCGGAAATTGGGGTGAGCTGCACCGTGCCGGTCAGCACGTCAGCCGTGATGCGATTCAACCGTTCGGTCGCCATCTCCGCGAAAGAGATATCACCGCTCACGATCCGCCAGTTGCTGCCGCGCCGCTGCAGGATGTAATTTCGCCCCGCCACGATTTCGCCGCCGACAAGCGCTTGTCCATCGGCACCAAGGACCGGCGAAGCGGCCGAGATCCCGCCGACGGTCAACTGCATCGGCCCGCTGTTCGAAGACGTGAAGGACACACTCACGAAATCGCCATTCGCAATCGCGCTGACGATCGATGCAAACACGCCGATCGCGGATGCAACCGGCCAGTTGGCTATACCCCCGGTGATGGTGAGCGGAATAATTCCGCCGCGCAAAAACGTTGCCAGCCCGGGAAGGCGCAGCAACACCCCCCAGGTCGGGGCGCTGCCGAAGAGAGGATCGTCACTCGTCTGCCCCGGGCCGCGAACGGCAAAGCCGCCATCCTCAATGGTGATGATCCGACCATAGGTGCCGGGCAGTGCAGCGTTTCCAGCAGCAACCGCCGCCGCACGATCGGCGAATATCTTGCCGCCATTGGCGATCACCGCGCCGAGTTCCGCGTTTATCTGCGTGACGACTTCATTCATCCAACGGCGGATCTGCTCTTTGGATGGAGCTTGACCGCCGACGTAGATGGCGCCGGGGGTATCAGTCGTGACGACCATGTTTCACCTATCTTCAGGCTGGATAATTGCCGACCAGAACCGGGTCGGATTTGACTTGGCTGGCGTTCTCGGATTGCAGCCAGTAGCGCGCACCCGCAGCGGGGATATTCGAGGTCATCGTGACCTCTGACGACGTGTCATAGGACCAGGGCAGCACCGGAACCGCAGCGCTGAAGGGCGCGCCGGCAGCGGCCCGGTAAAGTCCCGTGCGATGATAGTTGGCGCCGAGGTCAGGCTTGAAAATGACCGTCAACAATCCACCGGCTGAACCGCTCGCCGAAAACACCACGGGCGCACCGGGGGCCGTCCCGTTCGCAACGACCTCGATGCCCGTGACCGTCGTGTAGGGCGACTTCGCAACGAGATCGCCGTCCCTGCCGAACCCGGTGAAAGCCACGAACGTCCGGACGTCGTATTCCGCACGATCCCGCAAGGCCGGCGTGCGGAACGAATACCCTGCCGCTACCTTTTCACGGATCATGTCGGTCCATGGCCCGCTTTCGTCGCTGCGCTTGAACTGCGCCGCTGCCATCAGTCCGGGCCGGGAGGTGTAGTTTCCGGCAACCCGGATGTAGGGATCTCCGTCATTCGTCACGACATCGAGGCTGGTGATCGCTGCCGACATGGCATCCGTGCCGCGATCGATCTCCACTGGGATCGAGGGCGGTTCCCCTTCCTCTGCCGGCGTCATATCGAAACTGCCGGGGTGCGCCTCGATCAGCTCGACCGTGGTGTTGGTGCCATCAAACGACAGCGCATCGATCCAGAAAGGCACGGCGTTGAGGCCGAGCCGGGGTATCGTCACGAAAACCCGACGTTCGCCGATCAGGCGCAGGCCATAGGCCCGAAGCTTTACGGTCATCCGCCGGGCCGGATTCATCAGCGCCAGTTTCTGCTTGCACAGATGCGCCGCTTGGCCGTGGTGCTGGACGGCCAACAGATCTATGCCCTTTGGCTCTCCCTCGCCCCATCTGGCAATCGCGGCGGCATCATCGACCGGGTCGGCGTTGGTTTCCTGCCAGTTGGTCTGTGGCGCGACATAGGTCGCAACCAGCGTCGTCACACGGTTGATCCGTTCCGTCCCTGCCCCGTATTCCATCTCAACAATCGGGCGCTCCACGATGGTGATGGTGGGCGCACGCCACACGCCTGCCTCAATCGCAAGCTTGCCCTCCGGGTTAACCCATGCGCGCCCGCCCATGGCGTCCAGCATCTTCTGCGCCGTGTCTTTGATCGGGTCCGAGGCTGCATAGCTGAGACCAGCAAGATATCGGGGCCGTGTGCCGCCCACTGTCGGGATATTGGCCAGGCAGTCGTTCCGGGCGATCGAGAGACTGGGCAGATCGATGTCATCGGCTGACACTGGACCAGAGGCGGGGTTTGCCATGATGTGTGACAGGAAAACCGGCGGATTGCGCGCGCCGGTGATCGTGCTGCCATCGAACGCCCAATAGGCCGGCATGCCCTCAATCAGCGCTGTGACCTCGGGCTCGCCGCCGGAATACACCTCGGCAATGTCGTCACTGCCGACGGCGTCGAACGTCGCGAGGATCGTCCCCACGCCGCGAAGGCGGTGGTTCACGGTCCATTGGTTTGGAAACGCGCCGCGCAGCTCCGGCCAATCGCCGCCGTCCCATTGATCGCCTTGGATACCTTTGCGCCATTGCAACCGGACGTTGCCCTTTTCCCAGGGCTGATCCGTCACGTAACCGTCCGCGTCAACCGACACAGGCTCGCCGTCCAAATACCACTGCAGGACGTTGGTCATGCCGCCGTCCGCGACGGCCAGCAGCTTGTAAAGCCGGCGCGTCCGGACATCGATGCCAAGGACCGGAGGCAGGTTCACGGTATGCGCCCAATCCCAAAACATCACCGCCCCGCCTGTGCGAACCCTGCCGAGATGGTGAATGCGCTGCGCATTGCTGGATTTCAGTTCGTTCTGCAGTTCCTGCGGGCGCGGGCCTTTCGGTGCCGTGATCTTGGCAACCGCCATGTTCAGAACGACCGAGGCCACGCCTTTCAGAATGGCGGCGCCCGCCGCCCCAGCAGCGCTGGCACCCGTCCAGACTGCTGCCAACCAACCGCCAACTGCCGGCATCAATCACCCCATATGGATAAAGCAGCGCAGCGGGTCATCCCGACGCCGCGCGGGGTCCGGAACAGCCAGTGACTGCCAGACCAGATGGCCGAGACCTGACGGCCCCGGAATTCGATCACACCGATATCGCCCTCGGACGGGATGACCTTGCGCGGCAGGACAATTTCAGGCGCAACCGCCACGACCAGCCCGCAGGAGGTCAGCGCCAGTGCGCCGGTCTCGCTGTCATATTTGCCGCGTAACCGGGCCGCAGGATCGATGCCCCAGCGCAGCACGCACCAATCAGCAACCCAGATAGTGCAGTCCTGCTTGCCCCAAGCCCACGGCAAGCCTGCCGTGGCCTGCACATAGGCCGCAAGGTCAGCCGACAAGCCAGCCTTTGATCTTCTTGCCGACCAGAGATGCGGCGTACTGGCAGCCCAGATCGCCGGGCGAGCGGCGCTGCTGATCGCGGTCAGTATATTCGCCCAATGGGGTGTAGTTCCGATAGGCGGCGATCGTTTCGGTCCGGATGCGGATCTGCGCGAGCGCGGCAGTCTCTTTCGGCTTTACGTCGACGATGCGTCCGACATGCATAACGATCGCATCCGCCGGAAAGCCGCGCACCGCCCATAGCTGCCGCACCAGCTTGCCCGACCAGACCGCCGGATTGTTCAACGCCTCATAGGCCAGCAACTCACCCTCGCGGGATCCGACCTTCCAAGCGGTGTAATAGGCCGGGTTCGCATCAAACGGGTTGGGCGAGATCTTCAGCGGATCGGCTGAGATCGCGCCATAGGACGGGGCCCAGACCTGCCCCGCGAACGTCAGCGGAACCTCGGTTTCGTTGAGCCAATACTGCGTGCTGCCGAAATTCAGGTGGAACAGGCGCACCAGCGGCACGAAATCGGGATCCTTGTCAAGGAACTCGGCCAGCGCGGGGGTCATCGATCGAACGCCTCCACGAAAGACAGTGTGATGCTTTCCCCGCGCCGCAGCAGCTCGCGCGTGCGTCTGCCCTGCATGTCATCGGCGAAGCGGCCATAAAACCGCGGGGGATCTGTGATCAGCGCGGCACCGGCGCCGATCGGCGTCCGGAGCGACGGCTCGAAGTTGACCAGGCCGGCCGCATTGCTGGAGACGACCCGGTAAAGAAAGCCGTTTGCCGAGAACATGTCTCCGATGCGCAGATTCGGGCGGGTGGGATTGCTGACCCCGACGGTGAGCGTGTTGACGCCGGCGGCGACTGCGACAGTCGTCAGCAGGTTCAGCGTTCCGGCGGCGGCATCGGCGAAGCCGGTGCCATCATCCCACCATGTCCCGTCGTCAAACGGATACTGCACCGGGCTGACGCCGGCATTGTAACGGAACGGGTCGCAGATGCAGAGATTGGCGATATTCTCCCGCCCACGCATCTGGGACACCTTCGCCTCGAGCTGCTTGACCCGGGTGCCGTCGAAGTCGCGCGGGATGGTGATGTCCACCTGCCAGACCCCCATGCCGGAACCGATGATCTGCGGCACACCGCCAAGGTTGGCTCCGGCCTCGCGCGAGCTCCACTTGATGAAATAGCTGACATCGAGCGGGCGCATCAGGCTGCAGGGCCAGTCGATCACTTGTGGCATCAGGAATACCGCTCTTGATAGCTGGGCATATTGTTCTGCAGCATGTTGACGAAATTGCGCTCATACTCTTCCCGCGCGGCCTGCATCGTCATCGCCAGTTCGGCCTGCGTGACGCCGGGGGCGATGCTGATGCTGGGCGCGAATGTCGCGCGTAGCGTGTTGCCACCGGGGCGACTTGCCAGGGCAGCCTGCGCCTGTGCGACGTTGAGGATCGCGCCGGAATGCGAGGGCACGAAGATTTCCGAACGCGGCGTGTGTTCATTGACCTGATAGGCCAGACCGGCTTTGACGCCACCGCCGCTGGCCCGGAAACCGTTGATGCCGCGCAGACTATTCGCCATCGCATCGTTTCCGACAACCCTCTGGCCGCCGCCGCCAAAGATGCCCGAGACCAGACCGCCCAGTAGACCCCTGCCCGAGCCGGACGCCAGCGCGCCCTCGTTGAACAGCGCGGCCTGCAGCGCGGCGCGGGCGAACATCTGCGCCAGATTCTTCAGCACGTCAGCGAAGCTCTCACCTGCGACAATCGAATCCAGCAGACCGTTCTTGGTCATCTCCTGCGCATCGGCCATCAGCTGTTGCGCTTCAGCGGCCTTGCCCTCGGCAATCGCGCGCTCGTTGGTCGCGATGATCTCGTCGCGCTTGGCCTCGCCCAGGGCGGCAATGGCTTGGCGATAGGTCATCGACCCATCGGCCATCATCGCATCGAGGTCTACCTGACGCCGCTTTGCCTCTTCGAGCAGCGTGAAAACGACGCGCTGCTTTTCGACCTCGGCGGTGACGTCTGCGATCGCACGCGCCTGCGCGGTCTCGTCCATGCCGGACGCCTTGATGGCAGCGATCTTCTCGGCTTGTTCAGCGGCCAGTTCGGCCTGTTTCTGCTCGGACAGGAGGTTCTTCGACAGCTGCAGGCCGTAGTCTTTGACCTGCTTGGCGATCCGCTCGCGTTCCCGGACCTCTTCCTTCAGTTTCTGAGTGGTTTCGGCATGAGCCTTCCTTGCAGCATCCTCGGCGCTGCCATTTGCAGCGAGCATGCCCTCCGCGCGAGCGAGGTGAACGGCAAATTGATCACCACTCGTGGCCGCAGTGACATTGCCAACGACGCCGCCCGCGGCGAGATCGGACGCATTCACCTTACGGGCATCCCCTGCGAGAACGGCGGCATAAATATTGGCTATACTGTCGCCGGCTTTCACGCCCGCGTCCTGTAGGTAGCGGCCGGTCGCAATGACCTGTTCGGTGATCGAGGAATCCGGGGTCACGCCATATCGGGGTCCGGATCCTTTGTCGCCGAACTGGATCAGGCCGAAATGCTGGCCTTGGCTCGTTGTGGGCCCCATGACATCGGGGCGCAAACGACCGCCGGTTTCGAATGACATAACCGCCAGCAGATCCTTGGCGGCAATCCCCATCTGTTCTGAAAGAGCTACGACGGCGCGAACCAGTTCCTCATCGGCGCTGCCGGCACCGCTCGCGCGGCGGGCCACGTATTCTGCCTCGAAGCCCGCAGCGGAATTGGCCCATTCGTTGCCCGCCATACGGCTGTCGGCATATTCCTTGTAAGCTCGGGCCATCGAGCGGTACGAGGCGTCGGATTCGCGCGCGAGCTGGCGGACCTTTTCTGCCTCGCGGTCGATCTGCTTGATGACCTCGTTCGAGGACGCAATGCGATCCTTGTCCCCGGTCTTCACCGCCTGAGCGAGCATTTCCTCTGCGGTCTGCCGGTCATTGGCCAGCTTTTTCAGCTTCTGCGTGTTGCTGTCATAGGCGTCGAGCAGCTCTTGCTGTGCCTGCTGACGGGCGCGTTCGACTGCAGATGCCTGATCGGCCGCGGCCTTGAAGACGGCGATCGCGGTTTCGATCATCGTCTTCGTCTCATCACTGAGGTTCTTCTGATCCGCCGTCACCGACTGGAGCAGGCCGAGATAGGTTTCCATTGCCGGAGCCAGCTCGGCGGGGCCCTTGGCTCTGCCGACGGCCTCAAGGGCCTGCGCCAGCCTGATTGCCTCTTCGCGGGTAATCTTGAGCCGCTTTTCCATGTTTTGGATCGTATAGGGATCAAAACCGCGAAAGCCGATATTGCCCTGACCAATATCCATGGCTTCGAGATCGGCGACGAATTGCGGGGTCATGCTGCTGCGCAGATCTCCGAAGCCCGACGACATCTTGGCAGCAGTGCCGAGCAGATCCCGTACCGCCATGGCCCCCGTGAAGTTTGCGGTGACATCGTTCACCCGCTGGATTTCGTCAGCCAGATCGCCGTATTGCATCCGCAGCTGGTCGATCGGCGTGGTTTGCGCCTCGACCGCGTCGAGGTAGGCCGTGGTCGTCTCCTCAAGGCTCTTGAGCTTGTCCTCCAGCGTCTCGGTATCCTTGGCCATCCGCAGCAGGGCAGCACCAACAGGCACCGCAACGGCCACGCCAAGCCCAGCCATGGCACCCCACGCGCCCATGGCGCCCAGGAACTGCGGGGCCTGCTGCGCAAACGCCTGCGCCGCGCTGGTACCAGCCTGCACCTGCACCGCGAAATCGCCCGCCTGATAGCCGAACTGCTGCATCAGGTTGCCGGTGCTGCCGATTTTGCGCCCTGTCTGTTCGACGCTTTCGCCGGCACCTTTCATCTGCTGCGCTGCTCTGACGACCTCTGCGGTGTATTGCTTTTGGCTGATGGCGCCGACATCCATAGCGCGATCAAGGCGCTTGACCTGATCTTCGTAAATCTTTGCGGCCCGATAGGCTGGGTCATATGCGCGGGCCAGACGATCGAGATCCCGTGCATGGGCCCGCGCGGCCGCAGTGTTTGAGACCTTGCCCTGGGCGTCCTGAAACGCCTTTTGTGCCTCCTCTCCACGCTTGCGAAACGCGGCGACGACCTTGTTCTGTTCTGCGACAAGTTGGGCGTCCGAGAAGCCCGCCGATATGATCAGATCCGGTTCTTCAGCCATCAGAAGCCCACAATGCCCATTTTCTTAAGTTCGTCGTCGCTCAGCGTGTCAGCCGACCCGCCGCCTGTTTGCTTCCAGCCATTGGCTTTGCCGTAACCCTCGACGCAGGCCATGAATTGCCAGGGCGTCATTTCCCCTACTTGCCGGGGCGTGAAACCGAGGACCGCACCCAATCCGTAGTAGCTGCTGAACTTCCATCTTCCCCGGGGCCGGGGTTCGGCGTCGGATCGCCCGCCGGCAAATCCTCCCCCACGGCATCATCCGGAGGGCCAAAGAGGCACAGTGACAGCGCGGACTGCGCCGGAACCTTCAACAGTATCAGCGGCTGCTGACTGGCCACGCGATGCACGAGGTTCTTCGCGTCCTCATCCCCCATGCCACCACCGATCAGCGCATTGCGGATGACCTCAATCAGCTCAGACGCGGCCCACTGACCCGCGTTGATCTTGTGCAGCAGGAACTCCGGACCGCAGTCGGTCGCCTGCTGGATAACCTCCAGCTCGGCAATCCCGAGCCGGAAGGCATGTTCACCGCCAGGCCAGCGGATGACGGTATTGGCCATTATGCCGCCCGCGCAATGCGGGTCGGGGTGCCATCGAACTCCAGCTGGATCGAGGCGGTCACCTTTTGGCCCTTGGTGCGCTGGTTGGTCAGCGTGGTCATGATTGCGGGACCGCGTTCATACTGCGTGGCAGCAACCGCTGCATTCTGATGGCCGAGGCGGATCAGCTTGCGCTCGCCGTTGTAGAACCAGTCTAGCATGATGTCGTTCGATTGCTGCGCCCAGACACCATCCGCCGAGATCGAAACCTGCAGCGAGCGGAAGTCGCGTTCCTGCCGCATTGGCTGGCTTTCATCATCACAATCAGCCGGAACTTCACTGGTGTCCCAGGTCGCCGTGCGGGTGATCGTCACGCCCACAAGGCCGCACAGCTTTGTCCACTCGGTGCCGCCCTCGTTGGTCGCGACCTCCAGGGTCATTTGCTCGAACCGTTCGGTAATCGGAGCCGCCATGTCTTATCTCCATGAAAAAAGCCGCCCGAAGGCGGCAGAGGTGCAGGGGTGGGGCCTGACAGTCAGGAACCCGGTTCATCGGCCCGATCGGCCGCACTCGCCCTGCCCTTGCGGACAGACGGCTTAACTTCGGTGGCGCGCCCCGCCTTCACGGCGGCGTCGATGAATTCGCGCGGGTAATACTGCGGCTCCGGCTTCGGATAGGCTGACCAGCCCGCGTTGCGCTTCATGCTGGTGAAGTGGAATTCTTCCGTGAAAATGGCCTTAGCCATTGCGCCATGCCTCCCTGATTGCCGCGCGGACCGCTTCGCGGATCTTCTTGCGAAACTCGGCGCGCTTAGCTTTCCATGCCGGATAGAACGTCGGCCGCGCCGGCAAGCCGTCCCGCGTCCCGAACTCGTGGAACCGGAAATAGAAGCCGTCGCCAGCTCCGGCGTAAATCCGGATCCGCAAAGTGGCGTATTGGTCGCCCTTGTTCTTGCCCGACCGGATTTCGTCGATCATGAACGTCCCGGGCGGCAGATCGCCCCAAGTCCAGCCGATCGAGCGCAGCATGTCGCCCGACCCCTGCTTGAACGTGCTGCGCACCAGATTGCGGATATAGTCGCAGATATCCTCCGCGCCCTCTTCCATCGCCTTGCGCGCCGCTTCGACGGCGACGTCAGGGATCTGCTTGAGCTTTGCCACAATGCGCGGATTAAGCTGCGCCATTGTCCTATAACCCGAGCTTTTGCCTGATGATCTTTTCCGCCAATTCTCCGGCGATCTGAGCCAGCTTGCCGAATGAAAGCGCAGCCAGTTCGGACGGCTTCAACGCACTTTTCAGCCGCTGAAGTACGTCTCCTGATCTCAAGGCACCCAGAAACTGATGCCCGCGCGTGGACAGGTCTTTGACGAGGTACTCCTTGACATCGTCGCCTTCGTCACCTGCCCAATAGCCGTTTGTATAATCCAGCAGTCCATCCTGACACAGCCGTTCCACATGCCGGGCTACAAGCCGCTCTGGCCAACCGGAGATCTCGACGACCTCTGCCGTTGCGGTATTTCGAGCTTCGACTTCCAATAATATTGCGCGGATAAGATCCAGATCGTTCTTCATGCTGACCCTCATGGTGATTCTGCACCATCAGTTTCAACCCGAGTCTCCACCTGCACCACACCGTGCACAGACACGCCGTCCGGATCGTCCATTACACGGACCAGTGTGACCTCGAACGGATGCATGGCGACGTCTGCTGTGTCGGCGAAACCCCTCAGCGCCGCGGCCACGTCATCAGCCAGATCCTCAAGCGCCCCCTTGTTCGATGCATTGTCCCAGAGGTCAATCTGGCCGGTCCACAGCTTGCCCTCGATGCAATCGGCATCGTCGGGTGACCAGTAGCTCGGGCCCATCGTGGCGTTGGGATAGGGGTCGTCCTTGCTGGTCTTGTCATAGACCTGCGCGTTGAGTTCGGGCACCTGTGCGATGATCCGGTTCTGTATGATCCGGCGAAGGATGCGGCCAGCTTTCATCCGACTGCCTCGACAAGCATGTCCAGCTTGGCACGATCCTCCGACTCTCGCGGATCCTCCTTCAGCTGGTGAATCTTGCCATTGATCACCACGTCCCATTCGCTGGTGATCAGATCGGTGTCGCGCGTGCGAAACACGGTGACGGAGGCAGGCGATTTTGCGGTCACCCGCGCCTGCATCACGGATTCACCACCTCGCATCGGCGCATATTTGCACCAGACCGAGAACCGATCTTCCATGCTGGTGATGATCTGGCCATCTGGATTGCGGCCTTTGACGGGCGAACGGAACACCGCCATCTTGCTGAATTCGCCAATATCCATGGTCAGACCCGAAGCAAGCGGAACGGCGAAATCAGGTCATCGACCTCGCGCGGGATACCATCCGACTTCCCGGACCGGACCCAGTAGAAATGCCCGGTCAGCATCAGGATGGCGCGCGTGATCGCGGGCGGGACGTCTGCCGGTGCGCCAAAACCTGCGGTGAAGGTGAAGCGCGCGGGCCGTCCCAGACCGCCGCGAATGCGCAGGCCGCAAGCCGTTTGGTCGAACAGGATCTCGCCCGCCTGACCATCGGTAAACACTCCGGTCACTGCCGAGATGTCAGGAAACGGCAGGGCAATGGTGCTGCCCAGCCGGTCGATATCGCCCTGCCAAACCTGATTGACGATGCAGCGGCGTAGAACGCCGCGCCGACCGTCCAGCCAGGAAACGGCAGCCTTGATACAGCCTTCGATCACGCCATCCTCATAGTCCCACGAGACCTTGCAGTAATCCTTGGCCTCAGCGACCGTCACGGGAAGGTCCGACGGTGGCGTGATCAGCTGCAGGCGCATCAGTCTTTCGCGCCCTTGCCATAGACGGACATGTCGAGGCCTTGGCCGGCGAATTCATCGGCCTGGGGCGAAACACGCTTCGGGTCGTTCCAGTCGATATTGTTCTGCTCGGCGACCGTTCCTTCGCGCGGGTTGTCGTCGGCACTGGGATGGCCCAGATCGACGGCGCCAAGGATCGCCGGTTCGATCACCGCGCCCGACGCGCCGTCGAGTTCGGTCGCGGGTTGCGGGTCAGCCGGCGCGGTCACCGCGGGGTCCGGAGCTGTTGCAGCTGCTTGCGTCGCCGCGTCTTCCTGTTTCTTCGGTGCCATTTTCCAGGCCTCCATAAAGTGGGGGTGATCCGCCGGCCCGCGAAGGCCGGCGGCCGTTTCATCAGGATGCCGCCATGCGCAGGACGCGCAGCGCGTTCGGGTCCAGCAGCCCGCCACCGACGCGCTTGGTCGAGTAGAAATGCACGTAGGGCTTGTTGGTGTAGGGGTCGCGCATGACGCGGATGCCCAAGCGATCGACGATCAGGTAACCGCGTTTGAAATCGCCGAAAGCGATCGGATAAGCACCCGCCGTCGCATTCGGCATGGCCGCCATTTCCGTGACCGGGAACGCCAGCACCTGCTGGGGCTGGCCTGCCTGGAAGGACGGCTGCCACAGATAGTTGCCGTCGCCGTCTTTCAGCTTGCGGATGCGGGCGAGCGAGGTGCGGTTCAGCACGAAGCGCGCATTCTGCGACAACTCGCCCGGCAGGCTGTAGACCAGATCGATCAGCTCATCGCTGGTGATCGCCGTAGCACCGGCGACGGTTGTGGTCGGGATCGCGCCAAACGGGTGTGCCCCTGCGTTGGTCGCGCCTTCGGCATAGGTCAGGAACCCAGTCGGCTTGTTCACGCCGTTGCCCGCGACGAAAGCAATGCCTTCCTGAAGCGAGAACTCTTTCTCGACTTCATTGGCGAGCCACGCCTCGAGATCGACTTCGCTGTCGTCCAGAAGCTGCTGGGTGGCAGCCGGGTTGGCGTAGATCTCGCCCGGGGTGTAGGTCATCACCCCGAAGGTGCCGGTCGCGGTCTGCGGGCGCGGCGCGGTCTCGCCGACCCAGCCGGACCCTGTGCCGCCAAGGTTGAAGATCTTCTTGAACCCGGCGCCGGAAATCGACTGGATGGTCGCGATCTGCCGCATGGGCGAGACCTCGACCAGCTTGTCGGTGATGGTGCGGTCCCATTCGATGGGCGCAAGATACCCGCCTTCGGCATCCGCCCCTTTGTTCAGTGCGGCGTTGACATCGCCTTTACGGAAGTGCGCACTGAAGGCGTTGCTGTATTCCGGGTCGCGCGGCGCACCATCCGTGCCCGGGCCCCCAAGCTGCAGCGCGGTCATTTGCGCGGCCTGTGTGTCCAGCGCGCCCTGCAGGCTGCTGATCGACGCCTCGAGCTTGGTCAGCTTGTCGGTACGAACGACATCGGACTGGCCATCCTTCAGTGCCTTCAACTCAGCAGTATGGGTGGATTTGAATTCCTCGAATGCGGCGTTCAGAGCCGCAAGCATGGTCTTTGGGTCACCGCCGGCATCTGCGCGAACGGCAACGATCCCGCGCGCCACCAGCGCCGGGTGTTTCATCATGCCCATAGTGTTCCTCACTTTCTGAGCGTTGCGATCATCGACTGCACGAGTGCAGCCATTCCGTCGTCAGCGCCGGGCGTGACGGTCGTGGCAGCGTCAGGCTTGCCACCCTTGATCTCGGCCAGAAGCGCACGGCGTTCCGACCGGGAAACATTCTGCTTGGCGAGAAGCGTATCGACCTTGCGAAGCGCGTTGGCACCGCCTTCGGTCCGATCCTCAAGATCAGCCGCCAAGAGCGTATCTGCCAGTCCGGCAGCGAGCGCATCCTCGCCATTGAACCAGGTCTCGGCATCCATCCAGCCTGCCGCCTTCGCGCGGTCCACCTTGGCCTTGTCGGCATAGACCGCCGCCATTGCCGCATCGAATGGTTCCATGGTCTTCGCGGCCTCGGCCATATCGTGGCGATTGCCGACGGCAACGACCCAAGCATTGTGCACCATCAGAAACCCGGCGCGACCGATCTGGACCTCATCCCCCGCCATTGCGATGACCGAGGCAGCGGACGCAGCAAGACCAAGGACGCGCACGGTGATTTTGCGCGAATCCTGCCGGAGCTGATTATAGATCGCGACGCCTTCGAAGAAGTCACCGCCCGGGCTGTTAATATCGACGATCACTTCGTCAGCCTTGATCGAACGAAGCGCTGCCGAGATCCGCTTGGCGGTCACTCCCTCCCCCGTCCACCAGTCTTCCCCGATCACGTCGAGGATGCTGATGACATTGTCCCGATCGCCGTCCGCGGCCCGCAGGCCGGACGACCAGCGGTCCATCATCTGCGGCGACGGTTCATAAGCCTGAACCTGTGCGGGGCGCGAGACCCGGATTTCAGGCGCTGCGCGCTGTGTCATCGGTCGTCTCCTTTGCGGCGGATTTGACGGGCTGGGCGAGATCATCCCGCAGCGGCAGGTCCATCCAGTCGCGGACCTCTTCGACATGCAGCCAGGGCTGTTGGTTGTTCACGCTCAAACCGCGCGAGAAGAATTCTGCCTGATCCTTCATGCTGCCGCGCAGAAGGGCCGCCGCGTTGAATTTGGCATAATAGAGATCCTGCTCCCGGTCGCTGAGCAGGCAACGCGAGATCGCCTGCTCCCAGGCTTCAAACCACGGGCTCAGCCCGTACCGCACAAAAATCTGACCGAGCACATCGATGCCCGTGCCCCAAGAGGTGTCGTTGATCATTAGCAGCGGGCGCGGAACGCCGAAGACGCGCGAGATTTCTTCCACTTGGTGGCTACGGGTCTCGAGGTGCTGGCTATCTTTTGCCGTGGTCGCGAACGGATTGGCCTTCAGGCCCTCCTCGAGGATCATCCAGGCATTCGAATTTTCGGCACCCTCATGATCGGACATGCTGGCTTTCAGCCGTTCAAAAGCCTCTTCGGACAGTTTTTTGTTGTCCGGCATTTGCAACGCGCCACCGGCCATCAGGCCTTTCTGGAACAAGCGCCCCGCCGCGCGATCGGCCTGCAGCGCCAGTCCGATCGCCTCTGCGGCCTGTTTGACCAGCGACCTGCCGGTCAGCCCGTCCAGCGTAAACCCGCGCAGGTGGAACACGTCCTCTGCCGGCATTATGCGCTGGCCGCCGTTTTTTGCGGTGAACTTGTACCTGACCGTCAGGTTATCCAGCTGCTCGACGACAACGCGCTCCGGGTCCATGGGCAGCAGCGCAATGACCTGATCTCCGCGCGTGACCTTGGCCGCATAGGCATTCCCATGGAGGAGCGCCCAAGCTTGCATCAGCTGGCGAAACTCGAAGGCCGTCTGCCAGCCATTGGGCTTGCGGTGCAGTACCTTGAACAACGGATGGTCCGAGGCTTTTTCCCGAGCATCGCCCTGATGATAGAGATGCACCGGCAGCATCGCCATGGCGTAGGACAAGAGCGACACGCAGCGGAAAACAGCCGTATTCTTGAGCGCAGACTGAGGCGTCACAATGGCACCGCTGGCAGATGCCAGACCGCCCCGCATGAACTGGGCCAGATAAGGATCGGTCAGATCACCGATCAACATCGAGTCGTTCAGCGCGCTGACCCGGACCGAGGTCGGCTCTGGTGCGGCGGGGGCCGCATCGCGGCGGAACCAGTTCAGAAAACCCATCAGACCCTCCGAATCCCGCGGGTCTCATAGACGGACGGCCCCACGCCTTCAGGGTTGCCGAACATCAGCATCGCGGCGTTGAAGGTCGCCATCAGGGCGTCGATCTTCGCGCTTCCGGCCACCTGCTTGGTCACGATGTAATTGCTCCCCTTGAGCTCGGTTTTCGCGTTGCCGACATTCCAGGTCATCAGACCGGTAGAGCCGTGAATGAATTTTCGGTCTTTAAGGCGGCGCGGCAGCGTGAGCACCGCCTGCTGCAATTTCCATCCCTGACCGATGCTGATGAGCCGGTCGTCGGCGTAGCCACGCGCCTCAAGCTCATCGAGAAGTTCAGCGATACCGTGGCTGTCTAGGGCGATTGCGGGGCTGTCGATCGGCAGCAGGCCCGCCGCTTCGAGCTGATCGATGCGATCGCAGGCGCCCGTAACATCGTCATTCACGTTCTCGCAGATGGTCAGATCACCATCCTTCTCGAAGTCGCGCAGGCGCGGCGCAATGTCCTGCCGTTGCTTCAAGACATCATCGAACGCCCAGCAATGTGCCCAATGGAGCCATTTCTTGGTGATACGGTGCCGGCCAATGGCGGCAAGCGCGAAAAGATCGTCCAATCCCCCGCCATCTACACCGGCCACGCAAACCTCGGACTGGTCGATCAGATCGTCGAAGGTGAACTTCCTGTCACCGCAGGCAATCCAGTAATTCGCACCCGGCCAGCGATTGGCATGCAGGCCCATGCCGATTTCGATATTGAGGTGCTGGGAGGCCCAGCGGATTTCCTCCTCGATCCCCTTGCTGACCGCGCCCTGATAATCGGCGACCAGCCTGTCGAGCGTCACCGAACGCCCGAGGTTTGGGAGCACCATCGGCCAGACCTTCGGATCCCGCCATGCTTTGTCCTCGGAGCTCTGCATCTCCACGGGGAATTCGTAGAGGATCGGCAGCATCCGCACCCCGGCGGTGATCGTCCCGTCGCGCACGCCACGCGCATATTGCAGCTCGGCCTTGAAAACCCCGGCGGGCGGGATCTCCGATTGCGTGGTGATGATGATCAGAAGGCTTTCGTCATTGGTGATCATGCCGCCCCGAATCTGGCCGATCACACGCGCCGCATGGTTCATTTCGGCCATGAGATGCAGCTCGTCGATGATCGCGAATGCCGGGATCGAGCCGGTGACGACCTTCGGGTCGAAGCTTTTGATCTTCAGCTTTGCGTTCATCCGCACGCCGGTGTCTTCGTCCTTGTGCAGGTCGAGGATCGTCTTTTTGTGCTCGATCACCTTGAAGCGCTTGGTAAGGTATGGATCGGCAGCGATCATCCCGGCCGCCTGGGCGAAGCACTTTTCCGCCACCTCCTGCGTCGGACCGATGATGACGCCATCGATGTTCGGGCGCCGGTTCATCATCATGGCGACCAGCCCGAGCGCGGCAGCATTGGTCGTCTTCGAGTTCTTCTTCGGGATCAGGTTCAGGATTTCACCCACAAACCGTTTGCCCGTTTTCGCATCCACCGAACCAAATGCGGCACGAACGATGTCCCGGATCCAGTCGCCGCCAGCCTCGGCCATCGTCGGCTGACCGGGAATGTCGGGCACTCGCAGCAGGTTGAACAGGTCCACCGCGGCATCGGCAAGGACATCATCCAGCGGCAGATCCGGGATGGGCGTCCTGCCCTGGCGCAATTTATCCGCCCAGTCAGGGCAGGAAAAAGACACGCCATCGAGCGGCATCAGTGACGGCTCTTCAGGCGGTTGAAGATATCGCCGTAGGTTTCAGGCACGTTCTGCGCTTCGAGTACCGCCTGTTCTTTCTTGCCGATCGGCGCGGCCGGTGCCGCGTCGCCGTCATCGCGGTCCTCGGCATCCTTGCGATTGCGAGGCGCGACCGGCGCGGCGTCTTCGTATCGATCGAGCAATGCTTTGACCGATGGTACATGACCCTCGCGCGCACGGCGGTGCAAAATGTCCAGCATCTCGCCGACCATGAACACGCGTCCGGAAGACAGCTCACGGGAAAAATACTTCCGCAAGGTCTTCGCATCGCAGCCGATATCTTCGGCAATCATGTCATGCGTCCAGCCGTCAGCCGCGCGGCGGGCCACAAAGGCTTGATTTTCTTTGCTAACGCAGAACGATTTGCGACCACGGCGATCCCGGATCGGCAGCAGTGGCTGGCCGAACAGGTCGACCTCCTGCCCGCCATCGGAGTTTTCGTGATCCACAGGAAAAAAATCTCCAGCTGAGGGGGGCGCGGGTCTAGGCCAAACCGGCCCCCGGACTTTCGACCCACCCCCCCATTTCGGGGTCCGATGGGTCGATTTGCCCGGAAATCGGGCATTTTCGACCGATTTTCGTTGCATTTTCGCCACACCCGCGAAAACCCGATGCCGGATCGGTCCGATCCGCCGGATTTTCTAGGGCTGCGCGGTCGGACCGAGGCAGGCCGGTCACTTGCGCGACGGGGGCACCGCCCACGGGGTCGGGGCACCGCAGGACGGGCACCGCTACCCGGTCGCGGTGGTCCCACAATAGCTGCATGGCGGCAGTCGCAGAACCGGAGGGGATGCACCGGGGCGCGGCGGCCTAACTCCGGGCGGCATGTCCCGCCCTTTCCTCACGCTGCTTGTCGCTGTTGTGGCAGGCGGCGCACATGCACTGCAGGTTCTTCGGATCAAAGAACAGGGCACGGTCACCACGATGCGGCTCGATATGGTCAGCCACCAAGTCGGGGCTGCGATGAATGCGACCGCACCGGACGCAGGTGAACAGCGCCGCCGAGATGCAATCCCAGCGCAGGCGCTGCCATTCAGCCGTCTTATACCACTTGCGCCATGCCACCAGTTGGTCACGCCGCTTGAGGCGATCCGGACCAGCACCGATGGACTTGACGCGTGACGACATCGACCCGACACGCGGGGCGAGCTGCTTGAGCCGGGCCATGCTGATCCTTTCGGAATGGTCGAGCGCGGATCGCGGCTAACACTCCGCAAGGTCGCCGGGGTGAAGCGCGCACTTTCCCGACCGTGCTTAACCTTCCGCGCTCGGGATGATGCAGCAGCCTTCAAGCGAAGACCTCCCGGGCAAAGCCCTAAAAACTGCACCAACCGAAGCCCGGAAATGACAATGCCCGCTAGGGATGATCCCGGCGGGCACATTTCGCGATAATAGTGAATTCTGTCTCACAGAGTGACGTAAGGCGTCAATACCTTTTCTTAAGCCCGATACCCGATCATGCGGTCCAGTGCCCCGCAGAGCGCCTCTGTGACGCCTCTGTGGGTCCGGGCATTCTTCATCCAGCCGTGTGCCTTCAAAACATCTTCCAGAGAGCGGCCCTGTAAACAGACCATATCAACCAGCGTTCGATCGAGGATCGGGCCACGATGAGCATCGCCACGTTCCGAAGGCCGCACCCGACGCACTGCCATGGCGATCCCGGTTCCAATTCTTTTGCGCATGCCAGCAACCTCATCCGACAGCTGCAAACGGCGATCCATCCAGTTCCCGCCGTCGCCGCCGCCGAATGATGCTTCCAACTTCGACAACTTGACGCCATCCGATGCAAGGAACTCGACCAGCGCAGCATAACGCCGCCCCATGGCGATCTGGCCGGGCGTCAGCGGCCACGGCTGCTTGCGGCGCTGCGCCGAGTTGATCATGCGATCAAACACGTCAGCCGCCCGGATCGCCGATCGACCGCCCGCGCCCCGATGGACCGCCTCAAACCCATCGGTTCCGACCGGGGTGATCTCGATGCTGCGATGAATGGCAAATCCGCCTCGGGCGGGTGCAGGCCGGATACGGAAGCCGCATTCCTCGGGGATGGCGCTGGCGGCAAGGATTTCGGCGAGCCGTTCCGTTTCAGCAGCGAACCGCTCCGCACGGTCACTTTCCACCGCAACCCCACGACGATCGACATACAGCACGCTGTTCTGCCCTTCTGATGCCTGCATTTTGTGGCCTTTCTTTGTCATGGCACTACCTATTGTGGTGGCTAAAATTGAAATGGGCTTGACGGGCTTGAGAATTGAGAAAAGGGCCCGAGAAATGCAGGGAAAATTCCCAACATCGTTTGTTAATTATCAATAGCTTAGGACTTTTTTTTGGGCCTGACGGGCTTGAAGGGCTTGAGATTTTACCCTTTGCGTAAGAGGGATTTCCCCCTAACCCCCCGGAAAGACGCGCGCGGGTACATGCAGCTTTTTCAAGCCCGTCGCGCCCGTCGCGCCCAAAATCATGGCCTAAGCATCTGAAATCACACAGAGCGCACCCCCTGACCCCTGATAAATCTCAAGCCCACACTCGCCGCATCTCGGACCCGTCGCGCCCAACACCGAAGCCAAGCCCCAGAAATGCGCGACGGGCCCGCAGGCCCGCCAATCGGTAGATGATGATGAGAGGGGTGCGGGGTCATCTCGGCCACCCCGACGACGACTGTGCTGCAGAGGCCTCAGCCGCACGCATCCGCGCCCCGAGTTCCTCGGAAAGGCGAATGCCGCGATAACCGGTCACACCGGATTTCCCAGGCGCAAAGGTCTTCTGCGTGTCGGGGTGTCGCCATATGTCCGCCTTTGCCTTCAGGCGCAGGGAGACTGTGCGCGGGCTCCATCGCGTTTCGCCCCGCTCTTCGATCCAGAAGTTAAAGGCGTCCATCAGCTCGCGGGCGGTCATGAAGTCCCGCTCGAACCCGGTAACGACCGTGGCATCGGCAAGAAACGTCCCGATCGGGTCACTGTCCTTGCGATAGCCTTCTGTTGCGGCCATGACCTCTTCGGGTTCGCGTAAGCCGCCCTCGAGGTAATCCAGCAGTCCAGCGACCAGCCAGTTCAGGATCCCCGACCGTTCGGCCCACAGGATGTCATCCAATTCCTTTTTTGGGATCCGATTTTTCTCGGCAATCTGGACGGGGAAGGTGACCAACATGAGCCTGCGCCAGATCCCGTCATCGCCGCCCCGAATGTCGGGCAGATGGTTGCCCGAGATCGTGAGCTTAAAGATCGGCTGGAAGGTGATCATGTCTGTGTACAGCGCCCGTACCATCATTGGCTCGCCGCCGGTCAGGGCTTTGACCAAGCCTTCCTGCAGGCGCTCGCCCTCTTCTGGTTCCGATGTGCGGACCATCCGCGCGCCGATCAGCGGGATCAGGTCTGGCTGCGAATCCGATCCGCTTTTCTTGTTCTTGCCGGTCAAGCTCTCGATTTTTGCCGTTGCGGCGTAATCGCCCATCATCCGGGCCATCAGATCCACCAGGACGGATTTACCGTTCGCACCGCCGCCGTGGAAAAAGGCGAGCTTCTGGATATCGAGCCCTGACATCGAGAGGCCGAACCAGCGCTGCAGGAACCGGCGCATCTCGATATTGGGCTGGATCTGCTGCAGGAAGGCATCGAAGCGCGGGCATTCCGCTTTAGGATCATATTCGACGGGCATCACCTTGGTCAGCAGCTGCTGCCGATCGTGCGGCACCAACTCGACCTCCGCCATGGGCGACATGCCCTCTTTCGGATCACCTGCGATGCGGGAGAAGCGCAAGACGCCGGACAAGGTGTTTACGTCGAGGTCACCGCGATCCATGTCATCGACCGCGTGGGCCAGCATCACCCGGGCCTCGTTGATCATGTTCGACATCGGGCCGCTGTTGCCCGCATTCTTGGCATGCGTCATGCGACGGCCGATCAGGCTCTTATGGGTCTTCAGCGCGCCATCGATCGTCCGAAGGCGACTGCCGATCTCATTGAGTTCCGTGATCAGTTCCTCATTGCCGGCGTAATCGGGCGTGGCCTCGATCTCGATCCGCCGCGTCCGCAGCTTTCGCTCCTCGATCAGCAGCTGTCGATCGCGCTTGGACGGCTGCAGCCAATCGACCTCTTTCTCAATCAGATCCGTCATGCCATGGGCGCGGCCCCGAATGAGCGGCGAACAGTCCCGGCTGATTTCTGGATCCCGCTTCCAGCGGGTGCCGTCCCAGACGAACCAGCCCACCTGAGATACGAACAGGATGTTTTCGCCAAAATGGATGCGGAAGCGATGGCCGTTGCCGATATCGTTGAGCGGCTGTCGCGAGGCGATCGAAACCGGAGGCTCGGGCTCGTCCGATTGTGTCCCGTCTTCGGGAGGGGGCGGCGGGGGAGTGTAATCGTCGGGGTAGTTGTCGCCCGCTGCGTCGTCGCTGGGTGCTTCCATCCCATCCGGCAGATCAACATCCTCGGCGGCCTGCATGACGGCGCGAACCTTGCCGATGCTGTCGTCGTCGCTATCGCCAGTCATTGCAACCGGCCTTCCAGACGCATCGCATTCGTCAAAAACAAGTGCGCTTCGTCCAAGCGATCAATAATATCGCCTAGCGAAAGCCCGCATGGAATCGACAGCGAACAGGCCATCCGCAGGAGCGCAATTATCTGCCCTTCAATCTCGGCATCGGTCTCGGCCGGCGGAAGATTATTGAAGATGGCAAGCACTGTCGCGTGCATTGCCGCAGCAGTTTCAGGATCAGGGTTGGGCATCAAAATAAGTCTTTCCCATCAGAATATCGTTCAAGTCCCTGCCCTCCCCGGCATGGACGATCGACCCGCGTAATCCGGGCCGTTTCAGCATCGCGCGGCGCAAACCTGTTTCTAGTCGCGCGCGGGTCAGCTTCGGGTCGCTGTCCCCGTCCTGGACGAAGATCAGCCGGCGCACCCATGGCGGGGGCAGCCAAGCTTCGGAATCGTCCATGTCGGGCAGGCCGGCATATTTCAGGCCGGGGCCCCGTTGCGCGCGTCCGGCCATGTTCCCCAAATCGACGCCGCACCAGTGGGCAGAAGCCCCCGGAACAGTCTCCGCGATCAGGGCGGAAAGGGTCGTCTCGACCCCCTCGGCCATGATCATGGTGTCGCAGTCCTTCGGCGTGGCGAACCTGATTGCCCCGCCCTTCTTTGAACCCAGCACCTTCTTGGCCGGCAGCGTCTCACCCTCCCTGCGCGGATCCGGCAGGATCAGCTTGCCCTTGGGCTGGGATAGGTCGAGCCATGTCCGATGCACCGCTGTCACGCGGTATGCCGCATCGACGACAGCGCAAACCATCGCGGGCCCGGTATGGATCGTGCGCCATTTCCCCGCTTCGCCCTCGACCGGGATGGTGTAGCGAGCCTGCGGATCGAAGCGGATGACCTGCGGCAAGGTCGGGTAAAGCATTGGATCAATGCCGCGCAGCGTCAGATAATCCCGAACCGGCGTTCCCTCTGCAGGCTGGGCCTTGAACCAGATGTCCCGCGCGCCGGAGATCGAGCTTTCGCGCATCTTCTGCGCCTTGGCGTCCTGCCGCCGGCGGTTTTCCTCAGCCTTGCGCCGGCGTTCCTGCCGCTCTGCATCCGAGATGCCTTGCGCAGGACCGCACAGCCATTCCAGCGCAGCGCGGAAATCCATGCCCATGACATGCTGGACCAGCGCAATCTGGTCGCCTTTCGCCTGCGGGCCGCATTCTTTCCGACATTGGAACATGCCTGACTGCAGGTTGATGCCAAAACGATCGCGGCCACCGCATTGCGGGCACGGCCCGACCAGCTCACCGCCGGTCCGCACCAGATTGGATAGCTCGAGCCGCGCAACGACATCGGCGATCGGCATCGCCTTGGCCTCCTCGATGCGGTGGTCATCGGGCTTCATAGCACCGTCCAAACAACGATGGCCGCGAGCAGGATGGCCGAGGCACACGCCAGAAGCGCCTTGCGTTCCCGGCGATCGGCCTCTTCCATTTCCTCCAGCCGAATGGCGAAATCGATCGTCTGGGCAACGCTGTTGCGACGGCGCGCACAGTTCTGCGACGTGGCCAGGACCGAGGACAGGTCGTTTGCGTTCACGCCCGTGCTTTTCGCCAGCAGCTCGATGCCGCGCAGCTCGCCCCGCGAAAACACCGGCGGAGAAACCTGCATTGCGGGTGTCAGAACCAGACGCGTCATGGCCCCGCCCTCAGCGCTTCGCAGCCGTCTGCAAGCCTGCGGGCATCCCACGCATTCATCACCTGGGCGGCGCGGTGATGCAGCCCGCCGTAATATCCCGGCTCGATCGGCGCGAACGTCGCAAACTTCTCGGCGATCTCTATGATTGGGCGCAGCCGCGGGGCATCGCGCGATACGCGCGGCAAGGCGGCACGCAGCGCATCGATCTGCATTGGCACGTTGGCGCGATCGACCAGCGGCGGGCGAGACAGCAGCGCCATCGCATGCAGCATGACGTGATCTGCGGTGGAAAGCTTTTGCCCCTCAGCCATCGAGATCCGCCCTGCGTCTCTGGCCGGTCCAGGTGCTGCGTTCGACGGCATGAATCAGACGGTATCCGGCCTCACTCAAATCTTCTTGACGGTGCCGCGCGCAGGGAAACGCAGAGATGAACCGGTCCATTTCATGGGTCAGGTCGCTGCCGGCGCCAAAGGTCCGGTAGATCTCGCCGCCCACCCGATCGACAGCCGATCGGTCAAGGATGCCGGACAGCGCGCTATAGCCGATGGCCAGCATGGCGAAACGCGCGCGCACCGATGGATCACCAGAAACCGGCATGACCGGCGTCTCGCGGTATTCGATCTGAACATTCATGACTGGTTCCTGATGAAAGGCGGCGCGGCGGTGTGATGGGTCATGACCGCCGCGCCTGTTCATCGGCTTGGGAGGGAGGCTGCCGATGGATTTATGCCCCGCTGCCTTGGTCAGCAGCTCTCGGCCGGGCCAGCCGCAGGTTCCACGATCCTGTCGATGCACCGCCCGAAGCGGCAGGATCGTGACGGGTTTGAGGTCAGGCGCTGCGGCCCCACCCTCCTCCCGCCCCGGGCAACCTGAAAGCCCGATCCCCATCAATCACCCCGCATGATCTCGTGATAGCGGGGCAGCGTTTCGATGGCGTAATCCACCACATGGCCATAGGGCCGACAGTGACCATCGAACCAGTTGCAGGCCGTCTGGAAGGTGACGGCGAAATGAACGGCGCAGGCCTCGCGGGAGGTGAAGCTGGCGATCATCAGCAGCGACCACCGGCGCATGAACAGGTCACGGTCGGGGCCGTGATGGACATGCGCGCGGCGGGCTGCGTCAGGTGACCGACCCCGGCCGTCAAATGCCCTGTCACGGGACATTTGACGGGCGCCGGGCGCAGTCAGGTGGGGATCAGGTACTTGTAGGTGCATTTTCATGAGGATGCTCGAGGTTAGGGGGAGGCGGCGAAATCGCCGCCTGATCAACGGTTTCGCCCGATACCCAAATCGCCACCGGAACCTTGCCTCCAGTGGCTCGCTCAATTCGTTGGGCAAGCATCATGCTGGGGATCATCTGCCCCCTGCACAGCTTGGAAACGGTTCCTTGTCTGACGTTCACCCGCACAGCGAAGTCCGCCTGCTTCTCGCCCGACTGCCTGAGATGAGTTTCGAGTGTGACCATGCTTGACGATATGAACGTGAGGAATATTCCCGTCAAGCATTTTATTCCTGATCTGGGTTTGAGTTTTCATACCCGCGGGATGAATATCCCCGGATGAACCTGCAACGGATTCGCCGCGCTCGCGGCCTTAACCAAGCCGAGCTTGCCGAGATGGCAAAAGTCGAACAGTCGATGATCTCAAAGATCGAGAACGGTTTCGACGGCGTGACCCTGCGCGTATTGCGCAAGCTAGCCGCAGCCTTGGACGTCGAAGTGATTGACTTGCTTAGTGACGACAGGACCGTCGCCGAGCGCGCTCTGGTCCAGTCATTCCGGGGACTTTCACCCGAACGTCAGCAGGGGTGGTTGGACATGGCGCGCATGATTGCCGAGCCTCCTCCACCAAAGCCTTAAGCAGATCATCAAACTGCTGGTCTGTCATTACAGCCAACAGTCCTGCGAACCTCGCTTCGTTATCCAAAATCAACTCCAACGGCAGGCTTAAAAATTTGCCGGTCACGCACCCCCGTGCATCGACTCGGCATAGCAGCCTGCCCATTTAGACACGCTAGAAAATTCCTACCAAGAATTTTCAGGATTGACAGGAATATTCCTGACATTCATTTTCTGCCCATCCGAAACCTTCAACAGGATGGAGCGCGTAATGCGAACCCCTTCCCTTCCTCTCGACCACGTCGCGATTAAGGCCGCGCGCGACATCATGTCCAACCCCGAGCAAGCGGCCGCTTTGCCAGAGAGCATGCGCCTGCTGGCCGTGAAGATTGCCGCCAGCGCATTCGGCTTCACGATTGTTCAGCGGCACCGCCCTCCGAACAGCCGGGGGAAATTCTGATGAGCGCGCTTGAGCAATGCGACATCGATCGGATCAGGACCGGACGCCCGTCGCCGGCCGAGAAGAAGCCGACGCGCGTGCAGCAGCTGGTTCGCAAACTGCGCCAGCTCATCGCGCGTCAGTCTGTCACGGCGACGCCTCTGACGATCGAGCGGATCTACCTGAGCAACCTGAGCCTCCTGCGGGGAATGCAGTGATGGCCCGCGGATCCGACACCAACCACACGCTGTTCGGGTCGCCCATTCCGGCGATCAAGGACCGGCTTGATGATCAGGATGAGCAGCTGCTGCAGTTTTTCGCTGATCGACGTAATGCCATCGCTCGTGCCAAGGGGCGCGCGAAGTGATGGGCCTGCCCGCAGAACACTCGCCTGTCCTGCCGGGCATAACTGCCCCCGGCCACTGCTCGCGCCGGGGGCCTTTTCCTGCTTCGAATAGCCCACTGGTCCAATCTTTTTTCGATCTTCGTCCAGCTGACGGCTTCAACATGATCATGGCCGATCCGCCATGGGCTTTTGCAACGCGGTCGGCCAAGGGCATTACGGTAAAAGGCGCTGGCGGGCAGTACGGGCTCATGACGCTCGAGGATATCAAGGCTATGCCGGTATCCATCCTCGCGGCAGACCACTGCATCCTCTGGCTTTGGGCGACCAATCCCATGCTTCGGGAAGGCATCGATGTCATGGCGGCGTGGGGCTTCACATTCAAGACCGCCGGACACTGGGCCAAGCGCACGAAGCACGGCAAGCTCGCCTTCGGCACCGGCTACATCCTGCGATGCGCAGGCGAACCGTTCCTGATCGGCACGCGCGGCTCACCCAAGACGACGCGGTCTGTCCGATCGGTGATCGAGGGGCCGCTGCGCGAACATTCCCGCAAACCTGACGAAGCGTTCGCAGCAGCCGAGAAGCTGATGCCAAACGCACGCCGGCTGGAACTGTTCAGCCGCCAGCAGCGCCCCGGCTGGACGAATTGGGGCAACGAATCCCAAAAGTTTGGAGCAGATTTATGAAGATGCCGCAAACCCGAACCGCACGCGTGGTGACCGCGTCACGCCAAGACGACGAAATGCGCCTGCACATGCTGGCCTGCGCCAGATCCGGGGAATCATCCGGCAGCATCGGACGGCGGCTCAACAAAGGCACCAGCTTTGCCCGCGTCACGATTGCGCGGATACGCGATGCTGATCTGGCCGAAAGTGGCGAAGATTCGGCACAGGTGCTTCGGCACTACCCGCAGGTGACCTCATGAGCCCGCTTGACGAACTGCGACCGGTTAGCGTCGAGGGCATCGCCCCGTTCCCTCTGGCCGATCAGCCCGCCCCGCAACTGATGTGGGTCAAGGTTGCCGATCTGGTCATTGATGACCGATACCAGCGCCCGCTAAACACCAGCAACTGGACCGCAATCAAGCGCATCGCGAGGGACTTCCGCTGGTCGCGCTTTTCGCCGGTAATGGTGGCACCGGTCGAGGGCGGCCGCTACGCCGTAATCGACGGCCAGCACCGCGCCCACGCCGCCGCGCTGTGCGGGATTCGCTCGATCCCGGCCATGGTGGCCCTGGTCGCGCCCCAGGAACAGGCGCTGGCCTTCGTCGAGATCAACACTCAGCAGATCCGCGTCTCACCGCATGTCGTCTACCGCGCCGCGCTGACGGCTGGCGAGCCGTGGGCGCTGGCCTGTTGCGAGGCCGTTGCGGCAGCAGGATGCCATTTGATGACGCGCAACAATGTCAGCAAGAACGAAAAGAAGCCGGGGCAGATCTACTGCATCGGCCTGATCCGCAATCTCGTGAATGCAGGGCATGGGCAAGCCGTGACGGATGGCCTGTCCACGCTGCGGGAATACGACTCCGAGGCCACCGCCAATTACAGCGACGCTTTTCTGGCGCCCTGGCTAGGGGCCTGCGCCGAACATCCAGGGAAGCGCGAGGCCTACCTCAACGTCTTGATGGCGCGGCGCCCCTGGCTGGTGATCTCCTCGGCCGACAAGTTAGCTGAGGAAGACGGCAGGCCGAAGCTGGCCTGCCGACGCGAATTCTTTTCCATGATGATGCGGCACGAGGGGGGCGATAAATGACCAACCCGACCCCGCCCCGCGACGATGCGCCGCTGTATGAGGCCCAGTTCTGCAAAGGCATACCGTCGGACTGCTGTGACTACGGCGTCGTGGAATTGAGACAGGGCGTTGAGGTCTGCAGGGTCTGGACCCAAGAAAACGCTCACCTGATTGCCAGTTCGATGAACCGCCGCGCCGATCAGCCCGCCCGCGCAGGGATGGGGGCTGACCTGCCCATTGCAAAGACGGTTTGCCAGCACTGCCAGCGGGTCACGTTGATCCCTCAAGAGGTGCTGAAAGCCGCGCCGCTGCCGACCGAGGCTAAGAAAGAATGGCACCCCGAAGACGGTCCAAACCCTGCCTGCGATAGATGCGGGTATTTTATCGACAGCCTCGGCGGTTGCATGTGTGGGCGCAAACCACTCGGTGAAATGATGGCAAAGGCCTCGCCGCCAACCGAGGCGGGGAATATGGAGATGCCAAGCGCGTATCCATACGTTCCGACATTCACCAGCGACAGCACCAACGCCACCCCGCCCGCCGCGACCACAGACAACACGGGGCTGGTAACTCGGCTGCGTAGTGCCAGTAAGCATCGATACATAGAGCAGAATTACCCGTGCGTGGCCGAGGCAGCAGACGCCCTTGCCAGCCGTGAAGCCCCGCCCGCCGCGCAGGTGACGGATGCCGCCCGCGACGTTCTGGCCGAGAGGCAGCGCCAGATCAGCGCCGAAGGCTGGACGCCGGAGCATGATGACGCGCACTGGCGGGAAGAAATGGCTCTTGCCGCTGCCTGCTATGCCATCGGTAACTCTAGCGTAATTGGGTCAGCACCGCCAAAATGGCCGTGGGCTGATGCATGGTGGAAGCCGACCACCCCACGTCGAAACCTTGTCAAAGCAGGCGCGCTGATTCTTGCCGAGATCGAGCGGCTGGACCGTCAGGCCAAAACCCTGCGCCACGACAGCCCGACCGCCAGCCTTGTGCGCGACCGTTTCAACCCGGAAAGCGAGGCCGACGATGCTTCGTGATCTGTTAGAGCTTGCTGCCTATCTGGCTGTGCTGCTGGCAATTATCGCCGCGATTTACAGCGGGCCGTTGTGGTGGCCAGTATGAGATCGTCCCAAGCCCAAAAAAAACGGGGCGGTATATCCGCCCCGGTCGATATCATTTTTGCCCTGATTTCATGCGGCGCGGACAGCATAACCGGCGGTGCCTGCGGCATCCTCGAACGCCCTGCGCGCAATTTGGACTGGAAGCATGCACTCCATAGCGCCGTCGATCGAGTTCATCGCGCGCTGCCGGGCATCATCAGCAATCGGCCAATGCTTTCTCAGCCAATACTTCGCTTGTTCAATTGTCGAGATCTTCTGTGTGTCACCGCTTTCGGTGACGACGAGTGTCAGGGGTTTTCCCCAGCTTATTTCTATCATCGAAAGCATATGGGAATTGGATGTCGAGAAAGCAAGGCAGTGTGCCATCACGCGCCATCCTGTCCACCCCTACCGAAGCCTGCAAAAGGAGATAACGATGGGCAAGCATGACCCCGCCTTCGCTCCTAGGCTCCTGCCGGCTGCAGAAGCCGCGCACTATCTAGGCGTCAGCGAAACAACGCTTAGGGGACTTGGCTTGCCGCGCCGGATGCTTGGCGGCAAGCGCCTTTTCGACAGGTTGACCCTGGATGAGTACGCATCCAGCCTGCCCGTCGAAGGCGAAGATCTCGAAGGGCTGAACTCTTGCGACGAAATCCTGCGGGAAATGCGGTGAAGCTCAAGCACGTCAAAACGATCACCAAGCGCAACGGCGTTCGCTTCACCTATCTTGCCATTCCCGGACACAAACTCGTCCGCCTGCCGGATGGACCGAAAGATAGCCCAGAGTTTCTGATCGCCTATGCAACAGCCCTGTCGGCATCGGGTCCCGAGCTCAAGGGGCGACCAGTCGCAACAGGCAGCATCGCAGCTGCTATCATTTCTTACCAGCGCGGCTCCGAATTCGCCGAGATGGCGAATACCACGAAGCAACAGCGCAAAGGTCACCTCAGCAAAATTGCCGACACCTGGGGTAGAGCCCGGCTGGCTGACTTGCGGATCCACCATATTGAGGCCGATCTGGCCAAGTTGTCCGGCCACCCAGCCAACAACCGCCTCAAGACTTGGCGATCGTTCTGTCGCTGGGCGAAGGCCAGGCGGCTCATCACCAACGATCCATCCATTGACATAGGCAAGTCCAGCACCGCAAAGAGCGACGGCTTCGTGCCATGGTCGATCGACGATATCGAGGCATTCCGAGAGTATTGGCACCCTGAATCGGCACAGCGCCTCGCATTGGAGCTGATCTATTGGACGGCAGCACGCGCCTCCGACGCAGTCCGGATCGGCCCAGGCATGGTCACCAAGGACGGTTGGCTGACTTTCCGACAGAAGAAGACAGGTGGTGAAGTTTCAGTCCCGTTCAATCGAACCCTACCGGCGTTCGCCGTCGGCATGAAAGCTGACTTGGACATGTTCAAGCTCGCTATAAGCCACGCGCCACGCCACATGACATGGCTTGTCACCGAACACGGGAAGGCCCGATCTGACAAAGCATTTAGCAGCTGGTTCGCTGGTGCTGCAAGGGCAGCTGGGATCGAGGGAAAGTCTGCGCACGGGCTACGCAAGGCACGCGCCATGGCGCTGGCCGAGGCGGGCGCAACAGCCCACCAGATAGCGGCATGGACGGGGCATGAAAGCCTGTCGGAAGTGCAGCGTTACAGCAAGGCGGCAGACCGCAAGCGCATCCTTTCTAGGGTGGATGAGGAACAAGTTTTAGAAACCGAGCCCACCCAAACTGGAAACCATAACGCTAGCACCTGA